CAGATTCCGTATATAGTTGGTGTCGACGTATCAACAGGTACCAATAACGATAATACTGCAGTTACTATAGTAGATCCATATAAGGAACGCGCCGTTGGTGAGTTTAAATCGCCATTGATGGACGTTACTGATGTATGTACCTTCCTAAGGTTATTGATACGTGATATAGTGCCACGTGGTATACTAGCTATAGAACGTAACTCGTTGGGTGATGCTGTTATACAGATATTGAAAAATACAGAGGTATCCCGTAATCTTTACTTTGACGCGGATAAATTCCTTGTTGGTAGTCCAGATGAGAAATTGGATGAGCATGGATTTATCAAACGCGAGGCAGAGAACCGTAAGAGCTACGGTGTATTTACTAATGGTAAATCACGTGAAATGATGATAGCCATTATGATGCGCTTAGTAGCTGAGAAAAAGGAAGCCTTCTGTGTACATTATGTAATAGACGACCTTAATAACCTGATTAAGAAAGCATCTGGTAAGATTGAAGCTCGTTCTGGATATCATGATGATAATATCATGAGCTTCCTGATTGCTATGTATATCAGATACCATGGTAAAAAGTTAATAAACTGGGGATTTGTTCCTGGTGGAACACCATTAGATGAAAACCTTAAACCTATGGAGTACGCTGATATATACGAAGAGATGCCTGAACATATGAAAGAACTGTTCCCAGCACCACAGCCAAAAGAAGACATTTATCAGCAGCAACTTCGTGCAGCAATTGCAAGAAGTCAGGCTGAACGTCGTAATTATTCTGAAACTGATGGTGTTACTGTCATTAAAACAGATACATTGGATACAGATTATGATCGTATGATGTATCATGATGATTATGGTGATGATGAAGATCAGTTCTTTAAGGACCTTAATGATTAGACGTGTGTATTTATTACACACGTCTTTTATTTTTTACATACCACCAGACAATAAATGTAAAAATATAATGCTTGGAGGTACAATCCCGTGCTTGCAGATTTATATGATGATTATGAAGTTGACAATGGGGAAATTCTGGAAATACCAGAATTGAAAAACGCCCATCGTGAACTCATAGATGAATCGATAAAAGAGCAGATCGATGATCCATTTGATTCCACTGCTAACTTCGTTGATGAGTTCTTTACTCTGATCGAAAAGCAATTGGACAAAGATAGCGATAATCCTGATCTGCAGGAAGAAATAACTAACGATGCCAGAAAGTTCTGTATTGAGGTCATTAATATGATCGATAGTAAATATGATATCGATGCAGATAATGACACATTGGAACAGATGGATTTTGAAGATTTAAAGAATTTGACCTATGGGTTATATGATTTCTTCATCGTCCATTACTCTAAGAATCTCAAGAAGTTCTTTATTAAATACATCATCCAGAATATTGATACTATCAGTGAAGCACTTCGTGGGTATAAAGATACCAATGATGTTACAACCAACAGTCTGAAATCTAAGCTAACTGATGACCGTGCGGCCGTTATAATATCACGCCTGAGAACGGTAATCAATTATATCGACGATTTAGACATTGATGGTAGTGAGCTCCTTGGATACTTTAATCCTGAACGATATGACATATATATCCTGAACGTAGCTATAGAAGAAATGGTGATAAACGACAACTTTACCAGGAATTTCTTTAAGACTGTCGTTGATGAATATGAAGATGATCATTATACTGAGGTATTCTTATCTATCCAATCTGGGCTCATTAAGAAGTTCAAGAAGATGTCTATAGACTAATTACATAGAGGAGCATCGACAGATGAAAAACATTCCCAAAATCAAGTTATCTGATATTTCAGCGGATAAGCTCAAAAATATCAGAGATGGATATAAAATTTTTGATCTGGAAACCAATAAGTACTATGAGAAAGTAGATGGGGCATTCCAGGAGATGGTTGAAGAAAATAACCAGGCACCTGAAAAGAGCCTTGAAACAGATTACTCTGCAAATGCTGCTATGATTGATGAAGCTGTTAAATCCGGTAATAAACTCAGAGCAGCTAATATGTTAATGCAGATTAAGACAACCAAAAATGAGTTGATCAGTCAGAAAGATATGGTCAACCAGAAAATCAATTTTATGTTTAATGGTACAGATGACCAGATTGATATTATTCAGTCCAGGGTATCTGAAGTTACCGAAGAAGCAATTAAGAAAGCTACCCTTGAAGAGATGAAGCAGTTCTTCATTTTCGATGGGGAAGAAGTAACACTTAACTATGACTCTATGCTCAAGGAGAAGGAGCAGTATAAAGCATATCGTGAATTCCTATTATATCTTAAGACTATTGCAGATGCTGATTCAGAAATCAATAAAGAAATTGCCAAGATTGATGAATTGCTAACTCATTTCGATCCTGAAATGATTGAGAAGTCCAAAGATGTATATGTATGGGATGAATATGTGTATGATTTGTTCCGTGATAGGGTAAGTGACCCGAATATCGATGAGAAAGAACGTGTCCGTATTGCTCGTATCATAGAGATTCGTGAAGGCGCTACAACTATTAAACCTATCATTGAATCTTTGAAAGATGAACTGGAAAAGGGCAGACGTGCATCGTTATTGAATGCATTTAAAACCCGTTTCAATGACACCCTTAAGAAGGCGGAGAAGTATGCCAGTGCTAATGGATTTAATATATACTTCAATATGGTAGATGATATTGAGTCTATTATTGGCCTTGGTGAATGGAAGAATATCTTTATCTACCTCTTTGCCCGTTATATCAAATATAATGCTGAGCACCTGAGTAAGGTTGATAATGCGTTTATCGCACAGGTAATGCAGAACTTAATTATGCTCAAGAAGGGCCAGCTTAAAGAACCTGCAAGATCTCAGTTTGTTGCAGGTATCAAAGAATTGGTTCAGTTACTCAGTGAGTAATTTGACTGCACAGTTCCTTAACGCTATTAATTGGCGTTAAGGAACCTTTTAACTGATTTTAAGAGGTGTAATATATGAAATTCGTAGATACCAAATATTTCAAGAATGATGGTGAAAACATCATCTTCACTGGCCCATATATGGAAATATATGTCCCTGGCGAGTACTTTAAGAAAGAGCTGGCTGAGCAGGTTGGTGATAATTTCAAGATCTTTGGTTTGGTTAACCTTGTTACGTTTAATGACGCTGAGGGTAAATCACCCAATTCAATGAGATTATTGAATGCACCTATTAAGTTTATGACCTACCCAGCAGCATATGAAGTACGCAAAATGGACTTAAAAGGTTCTGATGGGCCTGAACCTGTAGTAGTACTCAAGTACAACTGCAATGATATCTTGTGTCCGGCATTGATGCCTAAGACATCTTTGACATTTAGAGATTTCCTTGCTATTTTAACAGGTGGTAAAATCCCTGGATTTACTCCATATGACGAAGTGTTTAATATCTGGATGGAAAACATGGAAATGGCTGGTATTAGTTTTGATATACCGGATTCCAACTATGAAATTGCTATATCTGAGATATATCGTTCCAAACAGAACCCGCTTAAGAAATTCGGTGCTGTATTGGCTAAAGACCCTAAACATGATTTGACTGACTATGTCACTTTCTCGCCTCGTGAGATAACTAAAACCAACTCTACCTTCACTGGTATAGCGTTTGAAGACATGGATCAGATGCTTACAGCATCAATCAATAGGGCAGTCAATAACAAACCAGAACGTACATCACCTATGGAAGAAATCATCAAATACTAGGCTTAGAAAGCCTATGCAGTACTAAAAACAATATCATAATTACGAATAAAGGTTATCACTGTTTTGATGTAATAGTTAAAGTAAGTATACCTTTTATAATAATAAAAACCTTGAAAGTGAGGTAAATACAATGCCACGATCTGGTCAAATTATTCCGGAATGGCTGCATCCGTATGAAGGTGTCTATATTAACGACAACACTCGTTATGAAGACGTCGCTTTCCATACTACGGGTCCTGTCTTTCTGAATGTATTCGCATCTTCTAAAGGTGAGGATAATAAACTGAAATATTTTGATTCTGTGGTAGATTGGGTAAATGAATATGGTTTACCTAACTATCGTAAATATGGCCAGCCTGGTTACAATGCATATGTAGCCCTGAGCACTGGCTTGGCATGCTCCCAGTCCATGCGTGTAATGCCCTTGGACGCTTGCTATGCTAATATTACCGTACTTTGCCATTATAAGGTTGAAGACGGCAAACTGAAAGTGAAATATACCTCCGCTGTAGTTGACAACCTGGTTTCTCTGGATGACCTGGACGCATACGTTGAACGTATGGGTTCTTTAACTCCGGATGACGAAGGTTTCAGAGTATTACCTATCATGAGCTGGTGGTCTCGTGGCCGTGGCTTATATGGTAATGACTACCGTGTACGTATTTCCCGCGATAAAGGCGCTGATAGAGAAAACGATTACGTTAACTATGCAGTTGAATTACTGAGCACTGAATCTGGTTCTCTGACAACTCTGGAAACTTACACCGTTTCCTTCTATATTGACGCTCTCGATCCGAACTCCAGTCTGACTATGTTCGCCAATGACGTAATTGACGATTACGAAGGCAAAGGTTCTAAACGTTTCACTGGTCAGGTTTATTACGAAAATCTTGAAAAGATTTTCGCTGAATATCAGAAAGCCTATAAACAGGCTAGCAAGGCTGATCTCAACATTAAATCCGTTGAAGAACTGCCTCCAACTGAGTATCCTGATCCTCGGATTATCTTCGTCTGCGAAGACGCTGATATTCCTGTAATGAAATTTAATGAAGACCTGAAAGTATTCGAAGCATACCTGGCTAACGGTAGGCTGGAACTTGCTGATGCTAAACCCACGGTTATTACCGAGTTTGAAGTACCCAGCACCAATGCATATATCGTTAATACCAATACCAATGCTGTATTCGAATACACCCTCATGAACCACATGATTACGTTCGCTCTGAACGCTAGTGGTACTCCTATTGTGCTGCATAATATTGCCACTGCGCAGGATCCTGAAAACCTTGTAACTGGCGATATGTATCGTGCAACCGATACTGGTAAGTATTACTTTGCTACTGCTCCGAATGCTTTGGAAGAAGCAAACCTGCCGGTAGTAGCATATGCTGGTTCTAACCCCGCTGACAGAACTGTCGTTGCTGAAGTTGGTGTTGTTTACAAAGTAAACGATGAATTCTTCGTACTGGCAGCAGCAGGTGACACTGACTACTCCAACATCACTTCCAGCGTTGCAGAAGTTGAGAAATTCCCCAGCACTGACATCGTTGAAACTGATGTAGCATATTACCTGACCCAGAACTATGTCCTGAATGGCGTATTGTATCCTGCCGGTACTTATTGGGTATGGACTGACAATACCTGGGCAGAGTATGATCCGGATGAAAATGTTGATGACACTGTATACACCATGGAAACTTGGGACGTATTCGGTTACAACAAATTCACTCAGACCTGGGATGAATATTTCGACTATGTAGATGGCACTGAATCCATCGAAATTATGTCTATCGAAGGCGTTGCTATGGAAGCCGGCCATGATGGCTCCTTCTCTGTAAATGGCACCGTATTGAATAGGACAGATGAAGACGGTAATCCTATCGTTGTAACTGATTCCATTCGTGAAGATGCTATGGAAGCTGCTTACTTAATGGCATTCCAGCAGGGCTATGATAAGACTATTGGTTCCAAACGTCGCGCTCCGGTTGATCTGATGTTAGATGCTAACTATCCGGTTTCTGTAAAGAAAGCTATGGTAGCACTTGCACTGAATCGTTATGACGCTGCTTGCCATTTGGATACTAATCTGATCAATAATGTTGATGATCTGGAAACCATGTATACTCAGAGTCTGGCCGGTCTGAATGAACGTATCGTATCCTTCGATGCTCATATGTTCAAGACCACCGACCCGATTACTGGTAAAGTTATTCCGGTAACCATCACTCTGTGGTTGTCCTCTAAATATCCGCAGCACTTTAATGTATACGGTAACCATACCCCGATGGCCGGTGAAGAATACGGCTTAATGTACGGCTACCAGAAGAACTCCATCAAACCGGTTATTGATGCCGATGATGAAGAAGTTAAGGAACTGCTGTATGATAAACTGCATATGAACTACGTTGAATGTATTGCTGAAAATACATTTATGCGCGGTACTCAGGAAACCTCTCAGAACTTCTGGTCTGACCTGAGTGAAGAAAACAATATGCTGGTACTCTTGGAAGTAAAACGTAAGATTGAACGTCTTGCTGCTTCTCATCGTTTCCATTGGTCCGATCCTGAAGACCTGCGCCTGTTCAAAGAGGACTGCAAGGAAATCTTCAGTTCTTACCAGGGAACCAAATGCAGAACGTTGGATATCGAAGTTTCTTCCAATGCTTGGGAAACTACTCGTTATATCACACATATCTACCTGGCAATTGTATTCCGTACATTCCAGAAACGTGCGATTATCGAAATCGATGTCAACCCGAGAGCTTAAAGAAAGGAGTCTAGAATATTATGGCTGTTAGATCTATTCAAGCTAACATTAAGCGCAATACTAAAGACTTCTCCCAATACTCTCTGTTCTTGGGTGGTCTTGATATTTCCGCTAAAAATATTGACCAGTTTGATCCGCTTCGTACTGGTTATTCTCGTATTTTCCTGGTACGTCTGCCCCGCTTCATGGAACAGATGGACTCCAGTTTCAGCGACAACATGTGCAAACGCTTCAAACATTTCGTAGAGATGGGCTTTGTTGGTATTACTGGCATTGCTAACACCACTATGGAATACGAAGCAATCACTGGTGGTTACGCTGGTAATAAATTCGATATTCCTTCCGTGTGCCGTGACGAAACCGACGGTGTTACCATTCGTCTGTACGAGATGTCTGGTTCTCCGGTTCGTGAATTCATCGACACCTGGATGACGGGCATTTCCGATCCTCTGACCGGTCTGTCCCATTATCATGGAATGCTGAGTGACGAACTGTCTTACAAAGCATCCAACCACATCATGGAAGCTTTCTATGTGTGCACTGACCCGACTGGTATCCAGATCGAATACAGCTGCATGCTGTCTAACATGATGCCGAAGACTGTTGCAAAACAGCACTTCGAATATGAACCTGGTTCTCATCCGGCTGCTCAGCTGGATCTGGACTTCACTGCTACGAGATATGAATCCCCTCAGATCAACGATATCTCCAGAGCATTGCTGCAGAAATTCGCTATCCTTCGCGATTACCTGGATTTCACTTCCGGCTATACTCAGACCAACGTTGATGAGATGGAAGGCTATCCTGATCGGATTAACTCTATCTAATAGCACCAACAAAGGTGACTGGATTAAGTTCCAGTCACCTTTTAACGTCTATATTACACTATATATCGTAATACATATAGGTAGTGGTTAATAGTTCGACCACTGATGTGTAAAAGTCATCAATTTTCCATATTTTTCAACTCCATATTTTTTCGTTTTGTGTTTGATACGGCAACTCTCCATTATTTACACTACAGGGGTTAGACTGAACGAACAATAATCTAACCGCACGATAAGTGATTGATATTTTCAAAGCAATCAACCTTTCCAAAGACTAAAATCATATGATGTCACTATACCGATAATAGTTCATCGGTATAGTGCAACTTCCGTACAAATGAATAAATTTTTAATATATAGTGAGGGGAATGATTATGCAACTAGGTATCTTAGAGATGTACGCAATCATGACTATCATCGGTTTATTGATATTACTTCTACGACGCGATGCAACAAAGGTTGCGGAAACACAAAATATCAAACGGCTGGATACTGGAGAATCGGATAATCGTCGTGAATACGTTGTATCTGGTCTAACAGATAAACAGAAGACCGGTAGTAAGATCCTATGCATATTGTATTCATTATACTGCCGCAATTGTGACTCTGCAAATATATTCATAGATCTATCTGAAACTAAGGATTACCTTGAAGTGCATTGCAAAGAGTGTGGTTATAATACCCTTATACCGTTGAAAAAATTACTTATACATGAAGAACTTGAAGATATGATAACACCAGAGAATGAGGAAGAAACGGTTAAAAAATATATTAAGACATTGCACATCAAGCACGAATGTGATGTTGAGGATGAAAAGCCCATAGACAAGGATTAAAACTTGTCTATGGGTATTAATTATGCGATCTCAATAACTTTATATGTACGTCCAGTAATATCACTGCATGTACCAGATTCATTATTGAACGATAATCTTCCAAGCTCTTCTACTGTTGGTACAGGATAGTCATCAATAACTACACCATTAGAATCAATAGCAACTACACTAATATCGCCAGTACTGAAAGACTTCTGAATACATAATTCAGGGTGACGGTTTTCGTATTGTATCATCTTATTACCATCATCAGATCTGTACTCATTGCTTTCACTGGATAACCGCTGGTCCACAATGTCTTCGAAATTCTGTGCTGCGTTTGTATTGACGTAATCATTAAATGTTGGATTGTATTGATTAGCAGATTCAATTACATTACGACGCCCCTGCTTGAAAAGTTCATCAAATAGCTGGGAACCAAACTGATCTGCTGGCATACCAAGGGTATCATCTTTGTCCTTGTCCAATTTTATCTTTAAATCATAAATGGATTTTTTAACTGAGCTTAACTCCTTCACTACGGCGAGACGGTTGTTATTAGCTGAGTTCAATGCCATTAATAAATCGGATACAAGTTTGGACGATCCACGAGCTTTAGATGTTAGTAATGGTGTAAGTACACTACGAATTACCTTAGAGGTTTCTTCATTGTCTTTAAGAAGTTTCTGAAGGTTAGCCAACTCAGGTTTGAACTTTGACTCTACGTTCTTGAACTTCTTAACACCTTTACCATCTGTATCAAACAGATCACCATCTGCTTTGGCCTTGTCTTTGTTCTTAAGCTTGAGCTTAGATACAAAGTCCATATCATCATCACCAGATGACGAATCCCCATCTAATATAGAATCAATGTCCTTAAACAGTTTGAGCTTGCGTTTTTTCTTCTTCTTGGCCTCTGCCCTTTTGAATAACCCGAGATCATCACCCTGTTCAGGTTCAATATCATCAGGTTGCAGAAGCATCAAATCGTTTTCTAAATCGGCCATTTCATCACCTCATTAGGTTGTGGTATTAGTTAGAGCATTGTGTAAATCAATATAGATTTAAAGTAGATATTATCCATCAGTGTACTCAAGTATTTATACTTGAACAGTAATTTACATGACTTTTGTACATGAAAGGGGACAGAAAAATTATGGCTTCTGGAATTGTAGATAATAAGGATATCTTTGATATCGGTGATTATCTCGAGAACAAGGCGAAGGAAATTAAGTCAATGGACCATTTACTTGGTCCTGAATTATTTACGTTGCCGCAATACATTAGCTCGTCGCGGGCAATTATGTTTACTAACCATCTGAAACAGATGGTGTCATTAAATCACCCTGAATTTCCCAGGGTATTCACCAACTATGAAAATATATTTGGTGATTTGTCTTCCTCATTATACAAGGCAAAGTCTGATTGTGTGGTTGAGAGAATCGTTCCCAAGTTCGAATGGGTTCCTAAACATCTCTATGTTGTATTTCTGTATGACCCTAAAGCTAATCATTATTCCTGCGTCATTAAAAAGATTGCTGAAGAACTGACTGAGAAATTTGGATACGGGTTTAATAACTCAGACCTAGACAAGTTGGAAGAAGGCCAGGAAGTTAAAGCAGGAGCTACATTATGGAAGTCCAATTCATATGATGAATATAATAACTATTGCTATGGGGTTAATGCATTAACTGGCTATCTCATTGATAACCGCACGATTGAAGATGCAGCATATTGCTCTGAATCATTTGCCAAACGTATGGAGGCTAAAGAGGTTGAAACTATTAAGGTCACTATCAATGACAATGATCTCTTATTGAACTTATATGGAGATCAAGAACACCATAAAGGATTCCCTGATATTGGTTCCAAAGTAAAGAATAAAATTCTCTGTTCCAAGCGTCGTATCGATAACTATCAGTTGCTGTATGATATGAAGAGGTCTAACCTGACTAATTCTAACCCCCTTAATGATAAGCAGTTCTATTCTAAAGGGGTAGTCATGGATGTCGATATCTATTGCAATCAGGCAATTGAAGATATACCTGATATCCCGACAAACGAACAGATTATCCAATACCTTAAAAATCAGAAACGGTATTGGACTGAGATTAAAGAAGTCTGCCAAAAGATATCTGACTCTGGAGCAACATATGATGACGATATCGGATATCTGTTAGGTAGGGCTAAGAATTATCTTAATCCAAATTACAAATGGAAAGACAATGACTCTGTATTCAGTAACATCATTATGGAAATATCCGTAGAACGTGATGTGCCCCTGAATGTAGGTTATAAAGTTACAGGACGTTACGGTAGACATACAAAATTGACAGGTTTTGTTGCCGCTTATAGCAGTAATGCTATATGAAAAAACTCATTGAATTGCTGGAAACTCTCGCTATACCATTCGTACCTTTAAGGTGACAATCGAATGGTTAGAGACAATCAGCAGCCAAGCCATATGAATCATATGGAAGGTTCAACGACTATCCTTCAGATAGCGTCCATAAATAAGTATCAATAGGAGTACGGCTCATATTATGAGTGGGTGAGAATCCCTTAAATGGAAGTGGTGAGGGTCCATTAATATGGATCGTGATATAGTCTAAACATTGTTTGAACAAATCTGTCATCTCTCGTATTATACCTGATGATGAAATGCCGACATTGGAAGATGGACGTCATCTTGATCTGGTATACAATGCATTGGGTGTAATTAACCGACTTAATTCCGCTCAGTCATTTGAAGTATCTATTAACTTTATTGCTGACCACCTCATTGCCAAGATGAAGGAAATGAAAACCTTGGCACCCAAAGAGAAGATGCTTTGGAAATTCCTCAGTTATTTCAATGAGCGCGGTGAAGCAACTAAGCTTAGAGCGTATTATGATAAACTTAGTACAGCTGAGAAACGGGAGTTCTTTGAGGATATCTTTGTTAATGGTATCTATGTAAATCTCCCACCTATCAGTACAGCTAAGAAACCTCTGTTTGATATTATCTCTGAGCTGTATGATGAATTCCCATGGATTGAACCGTATACTTGCTACATTAAGAAATGGGGTCGTGTAATCCCCTTGATGAATAAACTGGTATGTGGTGAGGAATATATCATCAGACTGAAACAGACAGCCAAGAAGAATTTCAGTGCCAGATCAACTGGCTATTTATCACAGAAGGGTTTACCTGATAAATCTAATAAGGCTAAACACAACCAGCAAATTTATTCCACTACGCCAATTAAGATTGGACGTGATGAGAATAATAACTTGGGTATTGGATTGGACTCTTATTTCCTGGCTAAGTTCCATCTGTTCTATAGGTCATCCCCTGCAGCACGTCGTGAGATTGAGAAGTTATTTACTGAAGATCCGTTGAATTTTAAGAAATTCAAGGTCAAGAAACGCTTCAAAAACCGCAATGTGGAAATCTTATCCGCGTATTTCAAATCATCTGGACGTAGGCTGAACTATGGGTTTAATGGTTTGAGACTTAACAATTTTGATACTGGTATGCACAGCATTATGTATAAAGGATCTATGCATCTGAATACATATCGTGGTATGCGTGAGAAGTTGTTAGAGGAACGGTATCAGAAGGAATTCAAGAATACGATGCACGTTGGATCACGTGAATACATTGATGCGGAGTATAAGAAATTTGACAAGGCAGAACGCGATAAGATCAAGGACTTCAATAAGACATCTTATCTCAGTAAGAAGGAACGTAAGAAACGTGCCAAAGAGAAGGCTAAGAACGGCGCATTAGTAATTAAACTCGGTAAATAAGCTAAATCGTATTTAACTCCATTTTTGGGTATATATTATTATAGTGAATACTTGGCCAAGTGTTCGAATAATATATTACAGAAGGGAGTAATGATTATGAAGTTTAATGAGGTGACCGAGAAAGCTGTAAAAAGGTACAGCAAACAAGTTGACGATCCGAAAGGATTCGTTGACGACGATAGCAAGAACCTTAAAATGTATCTTGCGTATCGGTTTCAAATGGATCTGGAAAAGATCAATGAGAAAGACCTGGGTAAGAAAGACCAGGAACTGCTGAAGGGATTATCCCCGTACAAGCAATACATTAATGACGCTGCGTATAAAGAAGTCCTGAACAGAGCAAAACTGAAATGGGTTAAGAGCAATCTTAAGCCCGTTAAAGTTAAGCTGGGTAAAAAGGAAAAGAAACATCATGAAGAGGAGCCAATTGTTGTCCGCAAGCAGCGTACTCGCATTGGCGTCGCATTAGACAAGGTTGGCAACTGGTTCATGGATAAGGCATTGGCTGTTAGTATCGCTGTCAATGATATCCTTGTATAACCAGTCAGCACAGATGGGAGGAGTTGGATGAATAATCCAACTCCTTTTTTGGATATATATTATATTTTTGGTATAGCTTATATAATGAATGGAGGCATTGTTATGAAATTCAAAGAGCTATTTAAACTCAAGAATACCATTGAGCTGATGTCTATGCTCAATTCTGTAGCATATGACTATTATACCAAGACACTCAGCAATGGTATTGATGATATGGAAAACCTGAAGTATTTCCTGTTATGTCTTGACAGGGTATATCAGGAAGGTTTTGCATCACCGTTGAGGGATAATGAATATGATGAAATCCACGAATTATATCTGGATAATGGCGGTGAAGTTATCAGGGGTGATATGAGTAGCACCGATAAGGCAATCCATGCATATCCGGATCTTAAAGGCACCATCAGAAAGGTGCATTTTATTAGTGAAGCAGATAGACTTGCTAACGGTAAGGTTAAATCTCAGAAATCATTAGAGACCTGGTTAATTAGCATAGTTAAAACACTTAGAGATGCCAAGGTATATGATGGGACTATGGAATTAGGTTTCTACACCAAATTTGATGGTTTGTCTGTTATATTGGAAATTGAAGATGGAAAATTAAAATCAGCTATAACCAGAGGCGATAAGGAGACAGGTGAGGGGCAGAATAAGACAAATATATTCCAGATCACAAATTTCGATAGGGAATGTAAAACACTAGGTGTTTCTAAGTTCGGTATGAAATGTGAAGCACTGGTAAGGAAGTCGATGTTTGATGCATACAACAAACGGTTTGGTAGTGGTAAACTTATTGATGAACGAACTGCAGCAACATCGATAATGAATAATGACAGTCCAACGCATGAGCAGATGAACTATCTGACATTGATGCCGTTGATGGTTGAAATCAATGGTGTTGAATATCCGTTACCTATCATGGATGATAGTGTACCAGATACAGTTCGTAAGACATTCAGTTGGCTTGATGATGAATTCCCGGCATGTGAATTGCATCTGAATCTGCGTGATTTTGATCAGGTATTGGCTAATATTGAGCACGTCATTGACTTGATGACTGATAGTATTGAAAAGCTGGATTATCCTGTCGATGGGATAGTCATAAGGGTCTTAAACGAAAATTATCGCAGGGTGCTGGGTAGGAATGTTGATGACTGCATAAATAACTGGGAGAGAGCTTATAAGTTCCCGCCAGCGCGGTCTAAGACGGTGCTGAGAGACGTTGAACAAGAAATAGGACTACTTGGCAAGGTAAGTTTTACTGCAAAAGTAGAACCTGTGAAGCTTAAAAACAAGACCATCAAATCCATTAGTCTTGGATCACTTGATAGGTTTAAATCACTCAATCTGGCAATAGGTGATGAAGTCATAGTTCAATATGATATCATACCATATCTAACAGTAGATAATACCTGTAAGAGATCCAATAATCACCCGATAGATGTTATTGAGCGTTGTCCTCATTGTGGATGTGCATTAGCTATGACGCCTGAACTGTCTTGTATCAATATAGAATGTCCAAGTAGGATAGTTGGTAAGATATACAACTACTGTGCGAAAATGGGTATTGAAGGAATTGGTGAAGAAACTGTAGCAACCTTGTTCCATTATGGGTTCATTAATTCTATACCTGACATCTACAATCTGGAAAATATGACAAAAGCACTTAAGAGTATCGAAGGATTTGGTGATAAATCGATTAAGAAACTTATTAAGGCAATCAATGCAGTTGATAAGGTTGATGATTCTGTATTGCTTGGTGCATTGGGAATACCATCAGTTGGTCGTAAGGTGTTTGAGAAGATCCTAACAGTGATTTCATTTCCTGAGCTTATTAATATGCCGATAAATCATGAGTCTGAAGTAAAACTAACAATGATCCCTGGCATTAAGACTAAGACAGCCAGAAAGATACTGGAAGGATTACATGCAGCATCTGACGATATCAATAAGATACTTAAACATGTGAGAGTTAAGAAAGCTACAGCATACAAAATGAAGGTCTGCTTTACTAAGATACGTGACCATGAGTTTGAGAAATACCTGATGAGTCAGGGTATTGGTGTAGCAAATGATGTGACAAGAGAGGTCGCTTATCTGATAGCAGGGTCTATGACATCGTCTAAAGTTGCTAAGGCTAGTAAGTTAGGTATACCGATTATAGATATGGAGACAGCATATAAGAAGTTTGGTTATAGTAAATAATAGTATATAGCCTTTCTATAACAATATTGATAATCATACATTTAATAGTGTAAGTACCCATACAATAGAAAGGCTTGATATACATGAAGATTTATATAAAACACAAGAAGGACTTCGAGCAGATCTCGGATTATTCCAACATTAAAGTTGGACAGATAGTCAAACTGTATTCCGAGAAAACCGGGGACTTCATCAATAAAAAGGCTCCATATTTTGTATCTGGTATATCTGATAATACCATCACATTAGAGTCTGGCACAAAACGCCTGAACTTTAATATAACATCAGAGAACCTTACTATATGAGAGATGATTTGATACAGCAAGTTTGTAGCAGGTAATAGTTCACCGGCTAACGAGCTTGCTGTATTCAACATCATCTTAGTTTTTTATCCGTTGCGTTACATGCTACTAGAGGTGAAATTTATGGCTATTATACATTGCACAAGCAAAACTGGGTCTGTTATAGACCTCCATGTCAAGATATATGATGACAAAAACGATATCAAAGAAACCAATTACTCGGTCAGTAATAACATGATAACACAGAAATTATCTATCAAGAATAGACCGATTACTACACGAATCAATTTCCCTATTGAGTTTAAGCAGTACTGTATGTCTGTATTTGTTGATACAGAGGAATTCAAGCAATTAGTGTACTTCAATAACATCAATAAGTCGGGTTGTAATGTTACTGTACTACCAAATAAATATCCTGAAAGTACCGTCATCAAGTTAGTGGCAACAGGTTATTAATGGGAAACCAGACAAGGCAAATGTTTTTTCATAATAAGTATCTCCTCCGAAAAATTTACGTGAGAACTTCAAAACATCCAGGTATAGCAATAGTTCGCTATACCTGGACATC